CTGGTTTAATAGGAACATGTTGGGTGTCCAGAGACAGCAATTGGATGTATTCCAAAAGCAACTCACGGAAATGCAGACCGCCGATTCCAACAATGCAAATAAGGCAGCCGGATCCAGTCCCACACATGGAGGGACTAGCGAGCCAGTAACAACTTCGCCACCCGTGTTGGAAGGCGGCGACAATTCGACCTCGTTGGATGGAGGGAGTGACGAAAAGTGGAATGACCTGAACCAAACCCTCATCGATCAGGACAAGCGTCGTTCTGAAGAGATAACACAATTGCTGGGAGGCATGCGTGATCAAAATAACGCTAACCAGGACGCCATGAATGCTCTGATTGCTGGTTTAGCGAGTGGTTTGGGTCGCGGCGCTGGTGCCTATCTAACCAATGGTCCCTCTGGCCCCTCAGCTCCTATAGTGATCGGAGGCGGAGGTGTGGTCGTGGCTGGAGGTGGCACCCCATCTCAAAGTCAAACTAAAAGGTCGAATGGTCATCACAGGAAGAGGAAGAAGCACTCCAATAACCGGAGGCCAGGTTTGAGTAATAACACGAATGGTCGCGCTGCTCCTCCGTCGAAAGCACAGGCTAAGGCGATGCAGCGTGCTCCGGTTACTCAGGAGACCGGAGGTACATCAAATGGCGGACCTCAATCAAGTCAAGACCGAAAATGAAGACAGAACCAGGGAGCTCCTCAGTCGTGCAGGTTATCAAATACCTGGTGGAGCTGTTGAGCGCCTTGCTTTCTATCTGGGTCGCTGTGAGCGCGGCTTTGAAACGGACCTCAGAACCCCGTTCTACGACGGGGAACCGAGGGAAGAGATCATCAAGCGTCTCGAGAAAGAAGTCGGGTTCACAAGCTTCGAAGAGCTAACGGAGATAGATCTCCACGAGAAAGAGAAGGTGGGCTCCTTCTCCATAATGCTACCTTACGAGGAGCAGAAGGAGAACGTTGAAAAGTACTGGCATCAAAAGTTCAGTGCTAACGAGACCGCTTTCAGTCAGGCAGTGGAAAAGGTTCGGTCGATTCTTCCGTTGGGATCCTTGCGACAATGGGCTCTTAAGACCTCCTTTGGACTGATGCCCAAGGACACTTCTTTGGGCTTGCCCTGGCTTACCAAAGACAGGGCTTATGTTCAGTCCTACTTCGAAAGGGCTGCTCGGTTAGATAGTCCTGAGGGAATTTATCCCTGCGTCAAATATTGGCGTGGCCAATCAGCTGGGCTGAATGCGACACCTAAGCAACGCGTCGTGTGGGGCTTTGATCACGCTGAAACCATAAAAGGTGCAGCGGTGCTTTATCCAGTACTCGAGGCCTTGAAGATGCGGAACGGTCACGCTGCTTGGATTGGTGATGTCGCAGTGGATGAGGCAATGACTCGGATATTGCGCAAAGCCAATGGGCGTCGGGTGATCTCAATGGACTACTCCGGCTTCGACAGTTCGCTTGCCGTTCAACTTCTGGATGCCACGGACGACGTAATTGCTAGCTGGTTTGTAGGGCCGGGATCAGACTGCGTCAAGCTGATAGGACTTATCGGGGATACTGTGCCTTTAGTCGTACCCTGGGAGGTCCTGGATGGCCGTAATGGCGGTATGCCAAGTGGATCAGTGCTCACGAATCTTCGTGACACAATAGCTAATCGCATAGCGGGGGAATACGTTGGCATACGATCCGGTGTCCCTCTGGAAGATTGTGAAGTGTTGGGAGACGATTCCGTTTTCCTGTTTAGTGGGGATATGGATCCAGGAACAGTGTCAGACTGTGTCGCCGAGCTCGGGTTGGAGTCTAATCCTGACAAGCAGTTCGTGTCAACGCGATCTGCGCATTATCTACAACGTTGGCACTCACTGGACTACGTTGTAGGTGAGTTGTGCGTTGGAGTTCATTCTCCATATCGTACATTGTCAGGTATGACTGGGTATGAACGGCTTCGCCAAGGCTGGCAAGGTGAGGCTGACTCAGTCAGATGGATCGAACAAGTCGAAAATTGTCGGCATCATCCGTACTTTGACAGGTTCGTCAGGTTCCTGAAGAATGGGGATAAGCTGTTGAAGAGTGGGATCGACCCAGTCCGTCTATTGAACCGCATGGGCGGGCCGAATGAAGCGCGAAACCTTCTGAATATAGCATCTTTCCCGTTCAATTCACGTGATCCTTCTGGGTTTGAGGCATTCGACACGGTGAGGATGCTTCGCTCTTTAGGATAGGCCAGTAAGGAGGGAGGAGAAATC